CGCCACCAATGGTTGCACCTGTAGCACCAGCCAAGGCAGAACCTGTTAAACCAGTAGCCCCGCCTAATAGACCCGAAATAAAAGGCAAACCAACAGTAGATGCCGCCAAACCAATGACAGGGGCAGCAGCAGCCAATAGGCCACGATCACCACCACCTGCAAAAGTACCTGAATTTATTACTTCACCCGTTGTTGGGTTAACTGTTTGCCAGTTAGCTGTGTTGTTTGGGTCTACTCTTGTCTCATAGACAGATTGAGGGACACCTGCCATTTGAGCTTCAATGTTGTCGCCTTCAATCACAGTGCCACGGGCAGTAGGAATTGCTCTAACCAATGCTTGAGCAACCACGGGACTAGCCGCAGCCTGAGTAATAACTGGAGAAGTTGTGGCTACAGTATTTGTCTTCTGTACTTGGGCAATAGCTTGTGGAGTGCTAGATGGCACTTCATGTTTAAACTGAGAAAGTGCGTCTATAACTGATTGGTTATAAACTGCTGTACCTTCAGCATTGGTATGTAAAGCATCTACTAACAACTTCTTGTTTTGCAGAATCTCACCTTGTGTACCAACCAAAGCAACATTAGAGTTAGCCTTGGCAACATCTGTATAAATCTGGTCAACTTTAGGATCAAATTTGTTATCAATTACATCTTGCACAGACTTGGCATAAGGTGAACCAGTAAGAACTACATTAACACCTTGCTCTCCCAAAGTCTTGACAATCTGGTTCAAGTTATCTTTAACAACAGCCTTGTCTACGCCAGTAATAAAGTCAACACCACCCGCTTGCAAGTAAACAGTAGCATTAGGGTCAAACTGACCACCACCCGCTAAATATGTATTTAGTTGATTAAGAGTGTCAGTAGTAGTTGATCCTGCAACCGCATAGTTAGATGTGGCTTGACCAGTAGCTTCAGTGAGTTGGTTCTGTAAAGCCGTATTCGAGCTATTCCAACTTGCACCCGCTAAGATATTGCCACTTAGCAAGCCACCAGAAGCACCACCTGTGGCAGCGGCTACATCCTCACCAGAGATGCCATACTGACGCATTGCGGCTTGTGTTGCAGCAGCATCTGGGTTTGTCCCCAAGAATGTACGAATATCGCTATAGAGGTCATCAGCAGTACCACCACTGTTTAACCGCCAAGCAAGTGCGTCAGATATAGCCATGATATTTTCCTTTAAGCAACAGTGTTGCGAGCCGCTTCAGCCGCAGCCTGTGCCGCTTGATAAGCCGCAATAACTTCAGCAGTCCAAGCCGCATTGCAAATTGCAGTTAGTTTGGCAACATCAGCATCAGAGATTGCTAAGTAGTTCTCTGTTGCCATGTGCGTGTTTACTTCAGCTACTTGAGCGTTTATGTCAGTTGCAGGAGGCAATGCTGTTCTGTGATTTCCGATTAAATCACCATCACTAGACATTTTGTGCATACGCACTTGAACAGTCCCATTATTGGTGACTTCAATTTGCTCAATTTTTAGTTGTTTTGGCATGGTTTTTCCTTTAAACAAAATAAGTTACTGAAATATTGATATACGTGCCTGTTGTTAATAGTTGTGCGGCAGCACCACCACTGTTAAGATAAGTTCCTGTTCCTAAATAAAAAACAACTGAATTACCACCTATGACACCTGCAAATGATGAAGCAACTGAGCCAGATGCTATTCCATCAAAAGCAAAATAAGCAGAACCAAAATTACTTGCAGAAGTAAATGGCAAACCTTGCAAAGCAAAATATCCCGTAGGAGAAGTAAGTGTTGCTACTTTTACATATGCAGTAATACTGACAGCACGTCCTATTTTTGTATATGTCCAAGTTTTATAAGAGTTATCAAGAGTAAAACTTCCACCATTAGACAATGTTGTTACTGTTGCTGTGCCTTCCTCATAATCATCTAGCGTATTAGCGTCAGTTGATGCTGATTGAGTTGCGGGGAATGCAATACCTGTACCAGATGATAAAGTTCCACCAGCAAGTGCAAAAGTTTGTGCTGTTTTAGATGAAGCAACAATATTTCCATCGCCATCAGAGAGAACAACAAAGTTACTACCTGTTGCAGAGATAGGTGCAGCAGAACCTGTATATCCACCGATAATTGTATTTTTAGACCCTGTGGTTACATCGTATCCTGATTGATAGCCAATGGCAGTATTGATAGTTCCTGTACTGTTGTATGTAAGAGCCTGAAATCCAACGGCAACATTCTTACTTGCGGTAGTGTTTCTTTGCAATCCACCCTGTCCAACGGCAACATTTGAAGAGCCTGTCGTGGTTGCCGCTAAACTGGCGTTACCTATGCCAACATTTCCAGCCCCTGTCGTTGCTAAGTTCAACACAGAATTTCCTATGGCTGTACTTTCATCGCCAGAAGTCAAATTCTGCATTGTGTTTCTACCAATGGCGGTGTTGTATTGACCAGTAGTTGAAGCGTTGTTTAATGCGCCACTTCCAAATGCAGTGTTGGTTGACAAAGCACTTGCACCACGGCCTAGAGTCAGACCATAAATTAAGCCATCAGATGCGGATGAGTCTTTAATCAGCTTGCCTGTTGTGCTGTTGAAAAGAGCAATGCTGTTTGCCACGGCAGAGGCTGGGCCAACTACATCACCAGAGCCACCAGCAGAAGCTGCAATCGTGATTGAACCAGCACCATTGGTAATAGTTACACCAGTTCCCGCAGTCAATGTTGCACGAGTAAATCCTGTGCCATTACCAATATCTAAAGCACCATTAGCGGGAGTTGTTGTTAGACCAGTTCCTCCATTAGCTACTGGCAGAGTTCCAGTAACACCTGTACTTAGTGGCAAACCTGTAGCATTTGTTAAAGTCGCACTTGTTGGTGTTCCGAGAATTGGAGTAACTAAAGTGGGACTAGTTGCAAATACATTAGCACCAGTGCCAGTTTCATCTGTCAAAGCCGCTAATAAGTTAGCAGAACTAAAAGAACCCAATGATGTAGCATTTCCTACTGAAGTAACTGCACCTGTTAAGTTAGCATTTGTAGTAACAGTTCCAGCAGTCAATCCTGCCGCAGTTCCTGTGATATTTGTGCCAACCAAAGCACTTGGTGTTCCAAGGGCAGGGGTAATAAGTGTAGGAGAAGTTGCAAATACGGCAGAGCCTGTTCCTGTCTCATCTGTCAGAGCAGCTAAGAGGTTAGCCGAGCTAAATGAGCCTAGAGAAGTAGCGTTACCAACAGAAGTTACTGCACCAGTAAGATTAGCATTAGTGGTCACATTACCCGCAGTCAAACCTGAAGCAGTACCAGTAATGTTAGTTCCTACCAATGCTGAAGGAGTACCTAAAGCAGGGGTTACAAGAGTTGGGCTTGTTGCAAAGACCAATGATCCTGTGCCTGTCTCATCAGATACAGCAGCAAGCAAGTTAGCACTTGATGGAGTACCTAAGAAGGTTGCTACACCTGTTCCAAGACCTGAAACACCTGTACTGATAGGCAAGCCAGTAGCATTCGTTAAAACGCCACTAGCGGGCGTTCCAAGGGCAGGAGTGACTAATGTTGGGCTATTGGCAAACACTAAAGCACCTGATCCTGTTTCATCAGTAATTGCAGCGGCTAAATTAGCACTAGAAGGTGTTGCCAAAAGAGTTGCAACGCCAGTACCCAAACCACTTACGCCAGTTGAGATCGGTAGACCTGTCAAGTTTGTAGCTACACCAGAAGCGGGCGTTCCCAATGCGGGAGTTACCAGTGTTGGCGAGTTTGACAACACTACAGAACCTGTTCCTGTAGAACTAGTTACACCAGTACCGCCATTTGCTACGGGCAAAGTTCCTGTGATGTCAGAAGTAGAAAGGCTTACTGCATCCCATGTTGCATTTGTGCCATCAGTCTGAAGATACTTATTTGCGTTACCTGTTTGAGTAGGCAATAGGTTATTCAAACCACCAGCGGCAGTAGAAGCACCTGTACCGCCATCAGCAACCGCTAAATCTGTGATGCCAACAATCGTTCCACCAGTAATATTGGCAGAAGCATTGTCTGTTTTAGTGCCAACAGCAGTCTGAATGTTGTTGAACTCAGTATCAATCTCAGTACCTTTGACAATCTTTAGAGGATTGCCAGGCGATAGATTGTCTTTTGATGCAAAGTTAGTGGTCTTGGTGTAATTTGACATGGTTTACCTCTTAGCCGATTTTGCCATCTTTGGCTTGAATTTCAATCTTTTGCAATGAAAATGAGACACCCTTAATGGTTGTTTCATACCCTGTTTGAACAATCTTGCCAAAACCAGAAGCATTTGCTGTCAGAGTCTTAATTGGTACACCACTTGTGTATTCGGCAATATTGTATTCAGCAGTACCATATTCATAGCTTGCCTGAGAAGGAATATAGACGTTCTCAGCACGATAAGAACCTGAGTAATCAAATCCCCAATTGATCGTCAAATACTGATCTGAACCGCCAATAACAATGGCAGTAACAGACTTCAGAATAGAAATCTGGTTAGGGTTTCCCAAATCTGCATTGTTTGTGTAGTACGCAAATCGGTACGTTACTGTGTCATCAAGATAAGTTCCATACTTTCCGATATACCCGTTCTTACCAATGTATAAGTCGCCATTACGCAATGAACGTAAAGCAGTAGGGGCAATAGAGTCCCACTTAGTTACACGGGAAGCACCATCTTGCAATGTTTGCTTTGTATCGAAGCAATAAACTTGAAAGGAAGCGGGTAAAACAAGCAGATAAAAGGCTTCTTTTTCTGAGTAAACAGACTTCAGATTAGCCAATGTCTCGCTTGCTAAAGATGATGCAAGATCAAAACGAACATTTTTAGATAGGTCACGCAATGGAGCAGACTTCTCTTGAATAGTTCTCATCAGTGAGCGAACTCCTGAGTCTGATAAGAAAATCACATCAGAGCCAACGCTTTGAATCGTATCTCTTGCGATACATCCAATAGAACCTATTGTGTCGCTCAGAACGATAGTTGATGGCGTAGAAGCACCAGAATAGACAAGAATCTGTCGTTTACCAAAGATAAACAAGAAATCATTGTGAGCCGCCAAGCCCATTACTTCATCAGCACCATTAGGCCATACACGAGAGACATCTAGTGATCCAGAAGTACCACCCCCCCATACATGACCCGCAATCAGATCAGAGAAGCTAACTGTTACCTTATCTGTAGATGTATTAGCCACCCACAAGCGACCAAATGCTGATAAGCAGATATTAGCTTGAGGAACTGTAGCAACATAGCCAGACTTCTCTGAAACTCTGCGATAAGTAGTTGTACTTATAGCGGGGTCATAAATCAGTGGATCGTGACCTGTTTGAAAGAAGTAAGCAATGCCATTCAAAGATGCACATTGCCAATTAGATGCAGTAATAGTAGGAGCTGTTCCTCCACCACCATAGGTCAACTCAGTAACCGCATTAGCAGTACCAAGTTTAAATATCTTGTTGTTTCCAGCGAATAGAACTGTAAGAGTTCCGTCAGTCTGGACTAACTCATGGATGACACCAACGTCATTAGCACCTAGATTTCCAGATGAAGAATTAACCCTTGACCAACCTTTTCTAGCACCAATACGACCATACTGATCTAAGATGCAATTAGTTGCAACCAAAGCAAATCCCGCCCCTAAATCAAGGGGAGAATCTTCAGTATTCAGGCCATAAAAGCCTGGTGCTGAAAGACTGTATGTTTGTAGTTGTGCTGCCATTAGATCGCCACAAAGTTGTCTTCAGGGTAACGAGTGCTTTCCATTGCAATAGCGTCAGAGAGCATTCCTTTAAATAGAGCATAAGCCTCAGAAGAATTTGTACCACCATCTTCACCACGCTCAATCAAAGCACGAGCATAGGCACTCTGAGTCACTAAATAGTCTAAAACCTTGACTGAAGTGCTATCAGAAGTCAAATTGGCTTGTGGAATGGTTACTTCAAACTTTAAAGTAAATACGCCAGAAGGAATAGGATACAAATCAACTTTTGTGTCACCACTACTATCTGAGCCACTAAAGCAATATTGAGCAGGAATGCCTGAGGCTGGTGTGCCAAAACTCAACTTTCGGTTCATGTCTGAAACTGCAATGTTGCTCAATACAATATTACTTGTAGTATTCAGGGCTTCAGCAATACGAAACTTCTGACCAGTACCAGTTAAAGAGTATGAACTTGTGTTGGTAGCAGTCGTAACTGTAACTGTCTGGTTTAAGACATTCCAAGTGTAAGTATCTTCAATCTGACGTTTGGCATCATTGACAAACTTACCAATCAGAGAAGAATAGGTTGTTTCGCCAACAGTAGAGACTGTGCTTTCACGCAAGCGAACTAACACATCGTTAACAAGTTCTAAATAGGTCATGTTCGTTGCGCTCCTTGAACCTCAAAGGTTGCCAGAAAACTGAAGGTACTAGCCGATTCAGTTGTAATTTGAATTCTATCGCCTTCTTCTAAAACAATATAAGCCGCACCATCAAACTGAAGGTACTGTTTAGAAGTAAAGTTATATGTCGTAAGAATATCGTAAGTAGTCGCTAGACTTGCGTCATACCATTGAACTGTAATGTGCTTAGTCGATCCACCAGTATTGTGGATATACATGACAGTAAATTTGGCGTAATAGCCCGTTGGAACTGTATAAACAGTAGTTAATGTTGCCGCAGCAGGGCTAACTCCAACAGATACAGGTCTCACTTCATATTCCTCTTAGAGATCGCTTTAGCCTTCGCTTTAGCGTCTTCCTTGGACGTTGCGCCCCAAGCTCTAAGAGAAAGTAAAAGTCGGGTAGGCTTTCCATCTTTCATCTCAGCTCCAGGCATATTGCCCATTCGTGCTAAAAAGGATGCCCTACGAGGGTTATCTCCCGACTTTACTGGTGGTTTTAAATTCCCACCTGTTTCTGCATTATACGATGCTCTCCCTTTGGCATTCAAGCCCCCCTTGGGGTTTTTTCCTTCTTTTGTTTGCCAAGCAGGAGACTTCATTTCTTCTTTGCGGTCTTAGCCGCAGCCTTAAATGCCGCCTCAGTAGGAGCACCTTTAGAACCAACCTTACGCATCTTTTCCTTAGAACCCGCTTTAATGCGTTCTTGTTTAGCATGGATATTAGCGTAAAGACCTTGTTTCATTTCTTCTTCTTCATAGGTTTGCTCATTCCCGCCTCTGATAAAGCAATGGCAATGGCTTGTTTCTTAGAAGTTACGGCAGGGCCTTTCTTAGACCCAGAGTGCAACATACCAGCACCATATTCCTTCATAACTTTGCTGATCTTAGTTTGTGCTTTAGTCTTTTTCATATCAGTACAAAACCTTTGCAGTGATAGTTCCAGACACATAAACTGTGCAATTAGCTCGCAAATATTTAGGCGCATTGGCGATAGTAACAATGCCATCAGCAGTCAAAGCAGTGCCAATCGTTGCATAGGTTGTACCATCTAAACTGCCCTGAAAAGCAACAGTAGCAGATGTTATTCCTGAAACTTGAAGGAATGCGGGTTGACCGCCATCGGCTTGAACTGCTTTGGATGCACCAGTGGCTGTAACGGCACTAAGAAGGGTAACTGGAGTAGTTAAAGAAGACATTATTTACCTCTAGAAGATTTTTTCATCATGTTGGTAGCAGTACGCTGACCACGTTTAGGCAGAGCCATTTTTGGTTTACCAACAGCAATCATAATTGCAATGGGCATACCCTTGGGCTTCTTTTCATTTGGATTTTTCATTGTTTTCATGGTTTCTCCTTAGTAATAGGGCCGCCACCTTTCCACGCATCGCAAGTACGGGCAGAAGCACAAGTAAATTGAAATAGGTCGCAATAGCCGAGATCAGCGGCTTTAATGAAATTTTGGTCATAAGATAACTCGTTTTCACCTTCATCTTTTTCCAAGCCACTTGAGATACATTCCATCATCTTGGGTGTTTGGATAAAAGCGGCACAATTGCCACAACGCATACCTTTTATAGTATCGGTAGGTGAGTTATACATCTTGGCTTTCTTTAGCCAAAATGAATCATTAGACTCTTCAGGATTTGGTGGCCCATAGCCAAACTTCTTAAAAGCATTGTTTCGGTTCTTCAGATTAACCGAAATATCTTGTGTTGCTATAGGGCATACTACGCCAGTAAGTAAGTTCATTTCATCACCTTTGTGGCAATAAAGGATATAAATCCTCCTACTACGGAGGCAATAGCCATTCCGACAAAGAAGCCACCTTTTGACCTGTTTGCCATCTCTAAAAGGGCTTTAATATCTTCACGCATAGCATGAACTTCAGCTTGCAGAGACTCTACTTGAGCTTCTAACTTGCCAAATTCTCGTGGATCAATATCAGACATTTTCAGTCTTTCTTGGTCTACCTATCTTTTTGATAGGTTTTGGTTGAGTCAATATTAAAGGCTTTTCAGAAGTCTCTTCTTGAACTTCATCAATTCTTACATATCCTTGATGACCCTTCATCGTATCAATATCATGTTGATAGGTGAAAGATACTGTGTTTCCACTTTGTAAGCACTTGTATGTAGCCATAATAGTTCCATAAAAAAAGGGGGGTATTAGCCCCCTTTTATTAGCTTATTGAATTGGACGAGCAATCATCAACTGTAAAGTTGTAGATGCCAAGTCAATAGAACTACCTGTAGGGTTAACAGTAACGATAGTCACAGTGTTAGCGGCTGAAACGTATGCTCTACGCATAAGACCTGCCTCTGATACAAGAATTGACATACCGATAACCATATCACCCAAAGCCACGCCTGGAACTGTCACTGTATCTGTAGCGGTTGCAGTAGTGCCTACTGATGCGCTATCAAGAGTACAAGAAACATCCCAAGTGTCTGTAAAAAGACCACGGAACTGGTCATTTCCCCTGCGGGAAACAACTGCTGTTGCTGCTGCCATAATAAATCTCCTTAATGTAAAAAACCCCCCACCCGAAGGCGAGGGGAAAGGTTGTCATCGATTAAGAAGGAACAACCAAGGCAAACATGGAAGAAGAAGTAGCCGCACCAGAAGTAGCGGCTTTTCTCAAGGCGGCAACACCATACAAAGTGTCAGATGTAAACAGAGTAGCAAGGTACTCTTGTTTGTACTGAACTTGTGAACGGATACCAACTTGCTCAACCAACACCATAGAGTCTTTATGACCCATCAAGCAGACACGGGCAATAGCAGTACCGCTTGCAGGGAAAGCAGCAGTTGCAGATGCAGAGTCAGCATTGCTAGAAGTGAACACGGGGATGCCATAAAGGTTGCCGATTTCACCATTGCGGATAGCATTACCATCACCCACAAAAGCCTGTTCTGTATAACGGGCAAGACCCATCAATGTATTACGGCTTGAAGGAGGAATGATGAAGAAGCGACCATCCATAGGAGTGTCGTTGTCATCCAAACGCTGAATAGTACGACGAATAGCCGCATCAGTCAGAGCAGAAGCGTTACCAGTGTTGGTGTTAGCTGAGTAGTCGAAAGTAGTTGTGCCATCGCCACCAACAAAACCAGCGTCATAACGTGCGCTACCAGCAGTACCGCCATTAGCAGAACGACCCAACTGAATCAAGTCTGTATCGACTTGTTTAGCCAAGGCATAACCTGCGTCAGATGTGTAGAAGTTACGCATTGAATTCAATGCTTGTGCTTCGACAATATCTTCGATCAAACGGCTATATTCATAGTGCTTATCTATCAAGACTTGAACTTCAGAAGCGGTGTCAACGATTAAGGTGACTGCATCAGTTTTAGTCTTTGCTGAAGCTGAACCACGACCAGGGGCTGGAATGTGAACTGTGTCACCTTTCTTGCCCTTGAAGTTCATCTTCATAACCAAGTTCGCTAGAACAAGGTTCTTTTTGTAACTGGCAACAATTTCATCACTCCAGATTTCTGGAATGAAGTTAGCCGCTGTGGTTACTGTGGTTGCATTGTTAGGTGCGAATGCTGTATTAGCCATAATTAAATCTCCAAATAGTTAAATTTTACCTGACCCGACCTTCTTGATACGCTACCATGATTTCATCAGATAACGCTTCATAGCGGTTAGGGTCTTGCATTTTCAGCCGAATAAGGTCAGCCCTTCGATATACTTTCTTTGATGATTCACCAGAACCACCTGTATCAACTCCAAC